TCTCCTTGGTCATTTCGGATGTGGCAGCGTATCTAGCCAACAGTAAAACCCTCCACATAAACATCCCACACGCCGCATATCCATATGGCGACAAAGATTGGCAAACCAATAAACGCGGCAGTAACCATTATTTTCTCCGTTTGTGATGCTCGTTAAGTGAGATTGCACCAATGAAGGTGACTACCATTACGGCAAGTACGATTAGTTCAATCATAACTACACCTCTTTAGTGAAGTAGTGGACCAAATAAGCCCACATGATAACAATACCTAATGCAATGATTCCGGTCATAGTTAACTGCTCCAAATAATCATAACTGACACCATCCAGATTACAACGGCTACTTCGAGACTCATAGTTCAAAGCCCTCGAATTCCCCATCGTCCATGGTGGTATCAATGGCTCCCACAAGGTAAGAACTAATCTCAGTTTCTTGTGGTGCAACCTGTACAGAGTCACTGTCTAACCAAGTGTCCATCCACGGTAATGGATTGGTACGCTCTTTGTAGATAGGCGGTAAGCCCACAGCAACCATACGTTGATTGGTGATGTATTCAATGTAGTGACCTAGAATCTTATCATTCAAGCCAATCATCGAACCATCTTTAAATAGAAACTGAGCCCATGCTTTCTCTTCCTCTGCGGCTTCCTTGAAAAGCTTAACGGCTTCCGCTTGAAGTTCTGGCATTAGGTCCACTAGTTCCGGCATGTCATGACCAGCGTGCAAGATGTTTAACACATTCTCACCACCAAGAGCATGGAGCATTTCATCACGGCAGATAAGCTTGATAATCTTAGCGTTACCTTCCATGAGTTCACGTTCTGCAAATGCAAAGCTACAGGCAAACGATGAGAAGAATCGGACACCTTCAAGGATGTATAGGGCTACAATGGCTTTATACAATAGAGCCTTGAGAGTCACGATGTCGAGTTCGACTGTTTTCCCATCCACAGTATGTACACCAAAACCAAGTACGCGGCAACGCTCACTATAATTAATGGCATCATCGAATAGGTTTCCCATTTGTGAAGCCCGAGCGACTACTTCAGGAATATCTAGGATTCCATCGAAAATCTCATCTGGGCTATTATAGATGTTACGAATGATATGTGAGTACGACTTGGCGTGAATCGCAGCTTCCCACCCAGCAACGAGTTCGTACCATGTTTCAAGCTCCGGTAATGAGGTTGCAGCAACGAGTGACGTACTAATTGCCCGTCCTGCCATCGAGTCGGCGAGAGTCTGTAGACGTAGATTGCTGGTGAAAATATGCTGCTCGTGGGATGGCAACTTCTTAAAGTCAATTGCATCTTGGGTTAGGTTAACCTCTTCAGGACGCCAAAAGAAACTTAGCTGTTTATCGGTAAGACGCTCGAATACTGAATACTTCTGAACGTCAAAGCGTAGCACGTTACCGCCAGCCCCAAGAAACATTGGCTCCTTGAGGCGGTTAACGTGTTCATGGTTAAACACGGTATACGACATTATAAATATCCTTCATCTGTTACAGTGACGGCTAAAAGCACACCAAAAACTAAGCCTAAAATTAATGCTACTACCTCTAACATCTTATTCCTCATCTTCCTTAAACTTCACACCACACAACGGGCAGTAAGTCATGTACACCGCTAACTCATTATTAGTGTCACGTGTACGTGGCTCTTTATTCTTTTTCAACTGGCGAAGCTTGATGTTAATCTTTAGGTTCATTGGGGCGTGCTCTGCACCATCCAACCAGAACACACCACCTTGCCAATTGACTTCAACGGAGTCTTCTACATATGAGCCTTCTTTGTAACCTTCAAGAACTTGCTCAGTTGCTTTCTCTTCTAAATCTTTAAAACACTTACAAGCCATTATTCTGTTCCTTACCAAAGTGAAATAATACACGAACTGGGAGCTGTGTAGGTGATAAACGCACGCAATTCTCAGGGATGCGTAGCTGTGAAGTAGTCACGCGGTAGTTACCATCACTAACTTTAATCAATAGAGCCTTAGGGTAACACCCATCGACCTCAATGATTTTAAAGAAATACTGGACGATACGACCACGGGAACCAATCTTACGAGGATAGACTCCTACGAAGCCTACACCTAGGCTAAGCCCTAAGGCGTCCTGATGTTTACTCGGCATCTTCTACCACCAACTTAGCCAACGTGACTTCTTTAGTGAAACGTGGGTCAATGATGGACGCTACTAGCCGTGCATCAAGGAGACAATAGCAACACATATCACCATCTTCATCTTCAACAAGGAACTTATACACGCTTTCCTCCGGGCAGTACAGGCAGCCTTGGGCTTCAATGATACGTGTTTCAGCTTCTCCATGAAATTGAACTGAGTAAGCTGCGAATGGGACTGTTAATTTAGTAAAAGCCATTATTTAAACATCCAAATAAAAGTAATAATAAGTAAGGAAAGCAGACAGGCAACACCCGTCGGCTCAGTGATTAGTAACCAGAAGTCTAACATAGTAAGTGCGTTCCTCCACGGACTCTACTTCGGGCATAGTTGATAGCAGCCTGAGGAATCTGAATGTCCTCAACGACAGCCTTGAAGCATCGACCTTGAATATGTTGTTCAAATACACGTTGGTTCGCTGCACATTCAAGATGGTAACGATAAACTCTACCGTGTATCACTCGGGTGAGTACTTGATTTCGTGCATCCCATTTACCATAATCATGCTGGTTATACAGTAATTCCCCTTGGACCCAATCCTCTTTTTCCTGAGGATAATAATAGGGAACCAGAAAATGATATACAGTGGTCATTATGACACCACCAAACACACAAATGTGCCCGGTTCTAAATCGCAGATGGGACCATCCATGAATTCAGTATCTTCCCCAACTTCGGCAATGTAGCCTGTGCTAAGGTCGTCATCGGTAGCCCCTGAGGCACTATGGAGATGCAGGACTTCAACATCACCGTGCCCTTGGGCTACCAGTTCAGCATAACCTTCAGCCATTTCTTTAACAGTTGACATTATTGATTCTCCGGCAAGTTAGCCTCTTTAACAAAGCAGCCACCAATCATACGACCCTTGCGTTTCCAGATGCCTTTCTCAAGTTCACCTGTGGCTGGATTAGTGAAACCGCCACCATCCCACGCTTGACGTTGACAATCACTTAGACGTAAGCCACGCATAGCCGCTAGGATACACAATACTACATTCATGTCACCAATGGCGTCACGTACTTCATGTTGGTTATGTGATAGTAGAGCCATTTTCAGCTCTTCAAATTCTTCTTCGAGCTTACCAATCTGGGCATCAATGGAACCACCAAGGATGATGTTACGTTCCATAGCCCACATCACAACGTTCTGTTCAAACTCACTGAAGGGTTTGAAGTCTTCGAGAATGTTAGTGCTAGAGTGGTTTACCGTGGTGTCAATATCCGACACTGTCTTATTTTGACAGTTCTTACAATCATTACCACAACAGGATTCATTAGGACCACAAAGCGGGATAGGCTCAACTTTGGTTGGTGCATTCCCTAACTTGATACATGAACAAACTTCTTCTCGACAGACATCACAACGGTGTTCAAAGTTCACTAGCGTATTTCCATAATGGGCAGTGACTGCTGCGATAGCCTCTTCCTGTTCAACCTTACGTACCTCATTACGAGCCCTAGGGAACACAGTGAATTCAGTGAGGTCTGCAACGGTCAATTGATTAGTAGGTTTGGTTCCTGCATAGCGTAGACCTTCACCATCTTTAATATAGATAGTGCCACGGTTCTCCAAACGTTCTATGTGGATATAGTCCTGCTCATCCACGTAGAACGTTTGGAGAACCGTGGTAGCCTTGTAGAACCGATGGGCGTAATTAGGTACTGGTGGTTCAGTCTTTGGTAAACAGTGAACAGCACCGTCTACTCGAACGATTAAAGCACGGCACTCTTTGGTGCGATACTGAGGGACACCGACTTCATCTAACTCATATAAGGTTAGAATGTCTTCAGGACTCGGGTTTGGAATTCCCCAGTATGCCAAGGGAGTATAGAGGTCACATTGAGGACCCTTAAAATACGTGCTGTATACTTTAGCAAACTTCTTGTGCGTCGGGCGCATAGTGACTCCTTACAATAAAACAACCTTCTTCTAGGTTGATAAAATGCCATTTGCCAGCGTCATCTTTAATATGCGCTGAAGTGTAACAATCAAAATCACCTTCTTGGTAATCTTCGAAGTCATATTCTCGACCAGTTTCCCAATCATCCCCAAAGTCACTTGAGGCTTCCGCATGGCGATTCAGACCACGCACTGCTGAGATTGTGGTGAGGCTCCATCGGACGAATAGGACTTTCCCGGATGAACCGGGTTTAATAAAGTTGGTGTCAAGATTGCTCATTTAACGTACTCCGTTGTTATGGTGTTAATCCAATCAATAGCAGCTTGTTTAGATGAGAACATAGCATAATCCCAATAGGCGTCCTTTGGGTGTCCATCGGCTATCTTCCAATTGTATTCCTTGAAACGTCCGAACCAATCCCTCACAGGAAAACGTTCTTCCACTAAGAATTGGTCTGGGCTTACCTTAGCTTGACGGACACGATACTTAGTCATCTAGCTGAGCCCCCGGAGTTTTGCATAAGCGAACGTCCCACTTCGATAGCCTTGATAGTGAGAAACGTTCCACACCCGCATCTTCAGCAGAACTATAGGACGTGCAATATTTATCGTTACGGAGCCTGTACATTTCGAGTCGAGCCTCATACTCATTCTCCGCTTCTAGAATTATATAATTATTAGCAAGGCTGCGACCTTTCTTATCAACATGACCGCAACCAAATGTGAACCAAAAATCTTTCATATTGTTCACCATTTAAATTTACGTGAATCACAGTATACCTGAGAGTGTCTACGGAGTTCCCCAACGTTACATGTGGTGGAGTGTAGAAAGCTTTTAGGTATAACACGGATAAAGCAGCGCCACACATGGTCTTCACAAACTTGACCACGATGTAAATCTGACTGAGTGAATGAATGCCAAGTCTGAGGCGGTTTTGTGAACTCCCCATCTGCATTCTTATAGAGTGTAAGTGGAGCCGATGATAACCACATGTACATCTTAAGCGGACTAGCCGCTGCCTTAATACGATTCCCTTGGTCATCCCGTGGGAGAAAATCAAAGTGCCAATTAGGAATACATGGGAACTGTCCCGGCATTAACATATGAATCTTAACATCAACCAGATAGTCTTCCACAGGAAGCTCTAGGGAACCCTTAAGTTCCTCTAGGATTGGGGCTACTTCCGGCATTAGTTCAACGGTCTTTTCAAAAGTACATAACATCACACCGTTATGTGATTTACTCCAATCAATATCTTTCATCGTTTATTCCCAAAATTCTGAACCCAGTAATCACCCCATTGGCTTGGACCATTAGCGTGACCGAATCCAGCATGTTTAAAGTTAGGTGACATTATGTTAACACAGTGACCAGCACTATCTAACCATGCTTGCACAACAATCTCAACTGTGTCTTGACCTGCTGCAATGTTCTCACCATATGCACGCCATTCATAACCCGCGTTTGATATTCGTGTTCCTGCGGAACGACCGTCAAGGCTTGTATGGCTATAGTAATTCTGCTGCTGCATATCATCTGCATGTCGCTGAGCTGCTAGTTCGAGTTCAAAGTTAAGAGTAAGTGGCGCTTGTGCTGGATAGAAGCTGCCACCGCAGACATACCCGCTTCCCCGCGCAGTGTTGATAAGTGTGAGCATATCTTCTTGCCACGAGGTTTCAGTCGGTACTGTAGGAGTTCCCTGTGATGGAGCTTGCGGAGCTTCGCTTCCATTTCCCATATCTCCCGATGGAGCCTGACCGACATCATCGTTCTCATCTGATGAGCCGCTATTCGACGTTTCAGTTCCGGGTCTACTGGGGCTAGTGCTTTCGCTAGTGCTTTCGCTTGGATTTCCGCTTGGGTTTCCTTGGGGTATAGTCCCGTCGGTCTCTGCGGTACTGGTGGTTTCTGATTCGGGGTCGGTGTGAATAGTTTCAACAGCCAAGAGAACAGGTTCATTTGAATCCTTAGAGTCCCATGGACATCCAGTTAGTAACAGAAATAAAGGTGTAAGAAATAAGTACTTTTTCATAATAACCTCGGGTAGCCCGTGAAAGCTCACAGGCTTCCACGGATATTATTTACGGACTTTGTGTGCAAACAACACACGGTTCGGTGGAGTGAATAGGTCTGCTCGGATTTCCTCTCGGATTTCCTTGGCTGACTGATTAGCACCACATGCCCAAATGTATGACATGCAGAAGATTCCTGCTTTCATCAAATAGGTTGTAGGATTACGCGGACCTAAATGGTAACGGAACGAGTAATTGTTAGAACTAAAGACTTCCATGCCGCCGAATCGAAATAGTTTGTTACCAAACCAAGTTAAGCTGTCTAGTAACTGCGTCTTAGCGATACTATTATTATAATTACTGAATGGCATCAATTAACTCCATTTGTTTACGAAACGAGCTAGGTCAGGACCTAACGCAATGAACTGTGCATTACTCTTTAACAATGCTTGAATATCCTTAGCCGCACTTGCACCTACAAATTCAACACGCCCAAGCCAAGTGCTATAGAGAATATCCTGAAAACCTGATAGGTCACAATATTCCATGGTTAATTCTTTACGGCTATTCGGTTTACCTACTCGAAGGTTACTCGAATACTTACGGACACCTTTACCATCACGGCGGCGGTAATAGAGGTCATGTGATGAGTAACCTACCAAACGTTCAAACAGTGTAGGACGAATCTGGGCTTTTGCTTCATCAATACGTGAAACCTCATTGATGTGTTTATCAAACTCCGCCTTACGTTTTTCGTAACACAGGATAGCACGATAGACTTGCGATTGACGGAAATTCGCACTTCCTTTATAATTCTCGGACATCTCTAATCTCCTTAAAGTACCAAGTGGAACCCGCGACAATTTGGATAGTGTCTACACCACGTTCAAATGGGAAGTCACCTTCATCTTTATCGCTACGCCACTCTTCAATTACGGGTTCTCGTAGATTCCCAAATTCAGTGTATGACTTTGCTTTGACTTTGATAATCCGTCCCAATACGGTGCTCGGGTCTTTTGCGATTCTTTCACGTTCTTCGTCAGTGAGTCCAGAACCAACCGGAAGCAGAATGAGCTTCCCATCCACACGACCAAAAGCACGGTAAGCAACCAATACTTTACCAGCGACTTGTTCATATTTACTACCTCGCTTGCCTGTACACCAACCTACAATTTCACATTCGAAATCAATACGTTCTTTCATTTTCCACTGGACTTCATTTTTCTGTCCAGCTACCCATGGTTTACTTGGGTCACGACCGATGATACCTTCACCGCCAGCTTCAACGATTGATTCGAAGATGCTTTCAGCTTCATCATAGTCCATGAGTGAGTATGGGATAGTTTCTAGGTCTAAGTCCTTAGCTATCTGCATTAAGCATTCATGACGCATAATAGCAGTACGTGGGGCTATACCTTCAACAAACTCAGCGAGACTTAGTTGTTCATGGAAGTTATCCCCAAGACCTTCTGGGATGTCCTTCTCGACCTTACGTGTAGGTGTTAGATACCCACTCAGTTTCGCTAGTGGTCCATGGGAGGTGACTTCAGAGATAAGCACCATAGAGTACCCACTGCTTCGCCCATATGTGTAGGTAAGTTCTGAAATGAGTTGTGCGTCGAGGTCTTCACACCCTGACAACTGCTTACCGCTTCGTCCGAAGTGTTTAACATGCCAAGTCCCGTTATCATCACGGATACAAGGAACAAGAGCATACACACCGTCCAGCTTATCCATAACCATGTGGATATCAGATAATCGTTTAATGTTAGCGCCATTGAAGTTTTCCACATCACAAGCCAGTTGTACTAGCTTCTTGGGTTTACGTTCAACCATGTCGATGCCGAATGAACGAATCCAATCCTGCACCATGAGAATCTGTTTCTTAGCCATTCTGCTTCGCCTTCTTTAGATAGATGCGTTTAATTTCTTCCAGCTTTTTAATGTGAGGCTGCTTTGTGGTAACACCAGAATAACGATTCTTAACCATTTCACCTACATAGTGAACATCTCCGGGATGACTAATACGCATGACGAACTCTGCGGAAGCCGTAATACCCTGAGAATGCCCTTGGGTACACAGTCTATCCTTCATGAGCGGGGATAGTACGTACAACGATGGACCACGAATCACACAGTAATAACCTAGGACTTCATTGAAATCTCTAGGACCAATCGGTAGCGCCATTACAATACCTCGACTACAATAGACCATGAGCCAATACAGCCATCGTCATTATATGCACCATGGAATTGTATGTGGGCTTTCTGGTCAATGATTAACTGAGTTTCCTCAGAGACAATATCACCAATCTCAGAGGTCTCTAGGGCTTCCATGAAGAACCGGAGTTTACGCAACTCACTCAACTTCATTGGGATGGGATACTTATTATCGTTTATTTCTACACCAACGATGAGACTAATTATATCTACCATGGTGTCGAATTTAGAAAGGGATGTTTGGGTCAAAGTCAAAATTCAGTACCTCTACTTCTTCTTTATATGGTTCTGGGGTCATGAGTTCATATTCTGCTTCTGCGAATACAAATTCAGTAAAGTCCGATTCTTGTAAGTGTTCTAAACCTTTGAATCCAAGTCGAACGAATTCATCAACTGATACCCACATCAAACCATCACGGCTCCCTTGGGTACACTTGAGGATAGCAGGGAATAGGTCTTTATTCTCTGAATAGTTTAGAGAACAGAACCCACAAGCATCTGTAATTTTAATTGTGAATGGTCCATTCATGCTTTCTTCAGCCTTACTAATTTAAGATAGTGCGCCGCGATAGCCAGTGGAGCCCCGATGGCTTCTTGACCACCCAACAACTTCACCATGTCAGTACCTGTGGATTCCGTGAAATCTTCAGGGACCGTTCGGGAATCTACAACCACATACACCAGCGTAACTTGTTTGCTACTGTGTTTATGGTCGCACACGATTGTTTGGACGAAAGAGATTGACTTCGATGTAATGCCAAACTGTAAACAAATACGCTTTGCCACATCATAACTGGACTCCATATTTTCTGATTTATATTCGGGGATGACAAGGGTGTCTTTAAAAGTTGATAGGTCGCGCTCTGGTAATAGTCCCAAGTAATCATTAACAGGGTCATGGAAGATGAGCCCCACTGTAGAAGGTAGTGTAGTTCTGTGCAGCACTTCCCCATCTACATCAATTTGGTGAACAGTGAAATGCCCATTTTCAAAGATGGGGCTTATATTAGTGATTTGCATCCTATTCCTTATAGTGGGTGGATGAATGTGATGGTCAGGATTTGGAAAGGTGAACCTGACATATGACCTTTTAGAAAATGATAAGTACATTTGACCCCAAGGTATCCCATGGCTCTCACGAGGGTCTTCCCAAGTAAGTCTCCAATGTTACGGTCAAACTTTCTGAACTCAGCTTTAGTAGCACCACGTACATAAAGTGTTTTACATGAACGTAGCTTGCCTTGTATTGTTCGCACTAAGTTCTCTTCTCTCAACTTGAGGCGTGTAGTATATAGGTTCATATCAATATCCGACAGTGTCTGTTTTTGACAGTAACCCCTATAACCACACAGGGCTATAGGAGTATAAAGGTTATTCAGTGTCTTGCATTACTTTCAATGCTGAGTGATTGTAGTACATCTCAGTACCAATCTTAAACAGAAAGTAACCTGTTAGACACCAAGAAGCTGCTAGTAACCAGATAGGAGCGCCAATGGCAAACCCCACACTATTCACTATCACCATCTTTGCTGTCAGGTACTTCAGGTTCTTTAGGGGCTTTCCCTTTAGAAGTGCCTTTAGCTTTTGCAGGTTGTTCATCTTTCACCTTGGGCTTAGGTGCGAAGTGTTCGATTAGCTGTTCCGCTAACTTATCACATTCAACGTCTAAGTCTTCGAGTGTGCCGTTGTTGTCCACGTCGATATAGATGAGGTCTTCCCGCATGGGATATTCTGACTCATGACCGTTTGACAGGTCTTCATCTGTATCGCGTACAACTCGTACTACCAGCCCACCGTCAGCAATAATTGCCTTGGCTTCCGCATATGGGTCTGGTGCAGTCTCAAATGCTCTTACATCATTCACAACGCATTCAAGGGGACGACGTTGAATCCAAACATCTGGATGGATTTCTTTACGCGCCCAATCCGTACCTACAATTTGATATAGTGTACGGTATGATGTCGTCATGGTGAAGTGCGTACCTTCACGTTGTCGGACCCATGTGATACCTACGTTGTCATGTAGGAGGTTGAAAAGTTTGTTAGCTAAAACAACACGTCGTGCCTGTTCAAATTCAGGGAAAACACTTTCAACACCAACCATAATACCCTTGAGGGTACATTGGAATACTTGGGTCGTTTCTTTGTTCTCTCTGCATTCAGGAAGTGCGCCAGTGCCAATCGAAGCCACAATCTGCTTAAGCCCTTGGGCATATGCAAACTCGGGTAGGTCTAATGCTTCTGCTAAACGTTTCGAAACTTCTCCTTTCCCTGCGCCAATCGCGCCACACACTCCAATTACTTTCGCCATAAATGACTCCTATATTGGTTAAAATTCGAATAAAAAGTATTCTCTCTTCATAAGAGTGTAATTTCTAAAATAAGGGGTGAGACCTTATCCGGTCCACACCCATGAATTATATTCTTCGTCAGGGATGAATTCGAGAACAATGTTCAAATACTCCTGACCTTTCTTTACAATACGTTTACGCGCAGTGATTTCGTAGACTTGACAGTCATCAAAGTCGTCATCCATTGAACCCACCATGGAGTCCAAGAGGGGCTTGAAGACATTGTCCAAGTCACCACGTTTGTTACTAAACGCCGCCTCAACAATCAGGCGGAATTTATCCGTTTTCTTAATGCCATACTTACCGCCAGCCTTTAGTGCAATCAATCGTCTAAACGAAAGATACTCTTTGGTTTCATAAGTTTTGCGTCGTCCTGACATGGCGTTAGTTGAGAATGGTCTACACTGCACTAAGAATCTCACTGGGAGGTCCTTATCGCGTTCCTTGACATCCTTGATAGTTGCTTTCAAGGCACGGACAAGAGTATCCCTTGAGATACCCTTGAGCCTGTTTTTCTCTTCTGTGGCGGTTTCGTTTGACATTTCAAACATTTGTTTCATCATTTCCCCGGTTTAAGAATAACCCCGTACCGTAAGAAAAAGTGGATAGTTTCAACTGATGGACCGCCGAACATTACGTTCAGCCAATCATTAAAAGTCATCGTCGAAATCTGCCAATGGGTCAATAGATTCATCATCGAACTCCGATAAGATTTGTAGCTCGGTTTTCGTTGGAATGAAATTGATTACAGCATCATTAGGGATTTCTTCAACTGTGCGTAGCATGTACACAAGGGTGAATACTTCCTTATAACGCATCAAACAATATTCTGTAGGGTCCTCGTAACCCTGAATAACACCCTCTTCATAATACGCTGAACAATATTCCTCAGCGATTTTCTGTGGGTAATCCTCGGGATTCCATGAGTCCAACAATTTGTATGCAGTCACATCACCATAGGTGTCTTCTTGCAATGCTCGTTGGTCCTTCTTGGCAACCACCTTCCATCCTACCTGTTTAGGGTGTGACATTTTGCGATTAGAATATTTTCCACTAGCGAGTAATTTAGGCTCCCTAGGGACTCTCATTTCATTCTCAAACACTGGCACACGCGTTTCGCAGTCAGGTTTCCATGCCGAGTGCGATAGCCCCGGAATGTTATCTGTACCAACATCGCCTGTGATTACTTGCTTCCATAAATTGTAGTGAGCTTTTTCTTCATCTACAAAATACAATCCTTTGAATTCATTCTTCCAATTGTATTTCCAACCGTAACACTGGTCTAGGTCCTTGTCTAGTGTTGCCATGACACAGTTAATCCCTAACTGAATGAAGTACGCTTGAGCAATTGCTAGCGCATCATCTGCCTCAATTCCGACCATTGTTTGACAGAACCAATTATGTTCAAGGTAATGTCGAATCTTTTTATACCACTTAGGCTTGCTAGTTCCCGAACGGTTGCCTTTATAGGCAAAGGTGACTGCATCTGTGTTACGATAGTTGGCAGCACCATCTGTCATGAAACCTAGTACGTGAGTCGTATTACATTCCCTGATAGCTTTCATCATGAAATTATCAACGGTCTTCTGTACCAAGTGCCAACTTGATTCTTGTTCACAGCTAAAGCCTACAGAGTAACACGGAATATCCGCATCCATAAGTAAGATGTTAGCTTCTTCTGCTTTCAATTCTGCAATCAGTTCTGCGCTCAAAAATGTATGAGCAGACATCACTATTACCTCAATTGAATTTTATTTATAATCTAGTGGATTGTGACCACTAATTGTTCGGCTTACCTTTAGAACCCTTTGGAGATTCTTAATGAAATCCGCATCACTCGACATGATTGTCAGGTCCTTCTCATCGGCTAATTCCTTATGGAACTCCAACGAGATATCGCTGTGCTTCCCAAGGATTTCCCCGAAGTTAATATGGTTCCCAAGGATTTCTTGTTCCAACTCACGACGAGTACAAATGAATAGACCTTCGATGAGTCCTTGACGACCGTCATTAGACAATTGAACCAGAACTAGTTCATCCAATGGGTCAGTGCAGTACCACTCATTGTCAATCTGGTTGTACCAATCTGTGAATGGTGAACCACTACGGCTTTCACAAACACCATAGACTAAACCGTCTGATAAGATGAATGAAATCTCACGCATCTGGTATTTACCATCTTGTGACCACTCTTCCTCTTCATATGTGTCATACGAAAGGTCATGCTCATAACAGAAATGGTCCATAATCATTTCAGCACTTTTGTCATCTGTGCTACAAGAGTAATCTTCTAGCAGTTTTAAAAATTTACTTTCCATCTACGTTTCAATAATCTCTCTGTAATATGGAAACTTCTGACGCATCTTTTCAATGTAATGCTCTGAAGGTCTCCGGTTAGGGTCATTACCGTTATAAATTGTATAACAGTTGTTTAGTCTTGAGTGTACATAGTTCGGACTAAGTAGAATCGTGTCCGTCCTGTAGCACCAAACGGCTTCCGATAGAGTACAACAGAATCTCCCTATGACTTCCTCAGGACGTGGGTCGTGAACAAAGACGAGGTTGATAATGGTGTCGTTGATGTACACATCGTACACTGCTTTGATGTACTTCTTTTCGTTCCCTGCGACATAAGGTGATGTACATTTCACAGTATAGCGCTTTCTGAGTGCCTTAAATAAAGGTCCCAGTTTCCACGCTTGCAACCAGATATCCACATCGGTTGCTGGGAAGTTTCTATCCCAATCCCTCGGAGCACCTCCGGCTACCAATGGATTAGCTTTACTCGATAAAGAATTTATCAAGCGGATTACTTCCATTGCATCCTGCTTCTGGCTTAGTATCTTGTTTGCGCTTGGGCTTGTCTGATTCATCTGCGTACTCGAATTGGTTGGGTTCTAGGTATGAGATTTTGTTTTCGTCGTTAAAGATGCACGCCCCTTTGAGGTCATGAACGCCACCACGGGCAACATAGGTTGCGCCAGCAGTGACATCATCAATATCGGTATCTGCGTTCACGATGATTTTTACGCCATTTCTGACACTCATCAAGAACTCCTAGAAGCTACTTTGCTTCTTCTACGGGCTGACCAATCCACGCAGGATTATCGTCAATCCAGATATTCGGGAAGAAACCTAGTCGGTGACATTCTTTCCATTTGGAAACGCCAGCGCAATAAATGACAGGGATACCTAGTCCTGCGTTGAATAAGGCAATATCACTATTATCACCTCCCGCATGGCGGAAAGTTACGATGCGCACATCATAGTTATAGAGCTGGCACATCTTGACAATGTCAAAGAACATGCGTGGGTCTGCTGTAATTGTCTTATCAAAGTCAATAGCAAAAGATAAACGTGCTGTCATGTGTTACCTCTGGTGTCAATATCCGACAGTGTCGGTTTCTGATTATAGAGCCTTAGAGAATTCCTCTAATGACTTTGCGGCTTTAGCTGAGCTGCGGTCGTTGCAACGAGCTTGGTAAGATGCTGTGTTAGCTTCACGACGCTTTGCGTTCGCTTTAGCTGTATGTGCATCACGTGCGGCTGTTAAACCATCTACGATTTTCTGTAGCGGAGCAAGTGCTTCATCTACAGTTGGAGCTACAAAACCTAAACGTACAAGTAATGAACGGATGGCTGCTTTTGCAACTTTAATGATATCAACTTTCTTAGACATGTTAAATTTAATTCCGTGTGGATTATGGTACGCCAACTTTCCGTTAACGTACACATGAGTGATTAGTGTGTGTGAGCCCATGATGAGCCTACCTTCGATTCCCCTGCTAGAGGACATCTGAACTTTAAGTAATCGGAGACTTCAACAAACTTGTCTTCACATAGTTTGGCGAACTCTTCAACGTGAGCATCTATTACGGAGAACTGACCTTCATCGTGAATGTTACCCACTGGGATAACGTCTAGTCCTCTTTCTTCTACTTCCCACATAACAGCAATCAACCAGTATTTCATAATGATTGCACCACATGATTGGAGCAGAGAGTTTAATGCAGCATGTGCGCTACGAACTCGAATACGACGACCATCAATGCCTTTCAAGGCAGCGATTCCCATGGCTCCCGTGGTTTCCGCTTTGTCCTTCACACCGTTAATCAGGCGTTTCAGTTTAGGCAAACCATTTAGGAACTTGGTCTTCAGTGCTTTACCTTCTTTACCACCACCGCCAACAATCTGACCAATCTTGGCATCTCCGGCTCCGTAAAGGAACGCATAGATGAACGTCTTGGCATTGTTACGAGTTGGTAATCCGGCTAGCTTCTGGTTGTATGAGTGAATATCACCATTCAGAATAAGGTCTGTATAGTTCTCATCATTCATGTAGTGAGCTAGGCAACGAAGCTCTAGTCCACTGGCATCACAACCAACTAACTGGCGTCCTTCTCTTACTGTGAATAGGTCACGGCAATCCGCACCCCATGCACCCTGTTCGCCCCATACTAGACTGAATCCAGCATCTGCGATAATATCAGGTGTTTGAACGAATGCCTCATGACGCCAAACTTTATCAACAATCGTTGCGTGCTTGGTATCATATTTAACTACATCACCTTCCTGATACTCCCCGAACGAACTTGAACAAATCAAATCGTAAGTCGGCTTGTTCTTATCGCAATTAATTACGGTGAACATTGTTTCAGGGTCGATAGCGCCTTGGACCTTCATCGACTTTGATGCTGGCGTCTGGGCTACGTTAGGGTGTGAGTGAGTCATTCGGTTCGTCACAGCGCCTACAGAGTTCACGTAGCCATGAATACAGCCCGTGTCCCAATCGTAAGCAGAAATCCAGTTCTCTACCATAGATAGAATCTTCTGAACTTTGAAGTAACGTTTTAGCATGTGTAACTGGGGAATCTCAGGGTACAGTTTGGCTAAATCATTTAGCGCACCGTCATCAATAATGAAGTTACCCTTTGGTGTCTTTTTGGTAAGCACACAGCCAGCCATTTGTAATCGCTTAGCAATCTGTGCTCTACTGCCAAGGTTAAATACCTCGGTCTTTAATTTGGTGAATCCACCACTATGGTACTCGGTGTGACCCGGATACTTTCGGTGGTCTGGGACAGGGATACAATCCTCCCAATCCTCATAGAAAGCCTTAAGACCCACAGAGGACAATGTGCCATCTGCTTTGACTCGTGGTTGAGTCACTTTGGGAATCTTGGTCTCACTATCAAGTGTTTCCATTGAGTGAGGTTTCAGAATCGGTGGGAACATTAGTCGCACTTCTTCCTCAATGTGAGCTTTCAGTTCTGCAAGTTCAATACGGAACTCGTCAGCCTTAGCTACATTGAAATACCATCCCGCTCTCATCTGAGCCGAAATATACTTTGCCGTGTCCATTTCACATTGGACACTAATTGGGCTCCATGCCTTTAATTTCTTTCGTAACCAGTTAAAGACTTTCACGTTTACAGTAACATCCTGCGCACAATACGTCATCATCTCTGGACAGTATTCGTCAAATGCGTGGTCTTCACCAAAGTCTCCCTTGTGGCAGGATG